TTGGTTTGCTCTTGCATATAGCCCCTGTTTGCGGCTTCGTTATTAAGGCGAACTTGTTCGGTATAGTCTTCGTATGACTTCTGAGCGATCTGTCGATCCATCTCATACTTCGACATAAGCTGCTTTCGTTCTTCAGCAACTTGCCTTTGTTGCTCTTTATAGCGATCAAGGATTGAGTTGTTTGTTTGTTGAACTTGAAGAGCAACTCTTGCTGCTTCTTGATTTTGTTGAGTGATGCGGCGTTCTCGATCCTGTTGCATCGACAGAATCATTGAATCGCGTTGCATCTCCTGTTGGCGCTGAGCTTGCTGCGCCTGCAAGTTCATCTGCTGCTGGGCGATGTTAGCCTGCTGTTGTGCAGAGTAAATACCAAACCCAATAGATGAAGCAGTACTTACAGCGGAAATTGCTAATGATGCAGCCGCTATTTCGACTCCTGTACACATAATCTTACAATCTCAAAGTAAGGATTCTGATCAACACCTACAGGTACTGCTCTGATAGCGGTAAACCCTAGATGCTTAAGTAGTTTGTGGTGGACGTGGTTCCTGGCGTCTGCGAGGTTCCACAGCAGCCGATACTCAGATTCAATTTGAGTGAGCCATTTCTTGGCTTGTCGAACAAAAGTGATAGGTTCGTCATGGATGACATCTGTGCAAAGCATCCAGATGCGACCAATGT